TACTTGGAGCTGCCCTAAGAAATACTTAGGGCAGAGGGTACTGATTCATTCAAGCGGTAAACCTTTGAATTATGATAATTTCTATGATTCAATACTTACTAATGAGCAGTTATTGGCATTACCGGAAAACAAAGAGTGGAAAGATTTTAGTTTTTGTACAGGCTCCATTATCGGTAGCGTTAAGATAGTGGATTGTGTACAGAATCATTCTTCTATCTGGGCTGAGAAAGGAGTTTATAACTGGGTATTGAAAGATGCTATACTCTTTGATAAGCCTATAAGTAACGTGAAAGGGAAACTGTCTTTTTGGGATTATCCATATTGCGGAATTGAAGAAAGATAAGGCATAAAAAAAGCGGCCGATACACCACTACCGACCGCCAATAAGCTATAAAGCTTTCTTAAAACACACAAAGATAACAACTTTATAGCTTATGGCAAGTGCATTAATAGAAAAATATATAGGACGGAGATATGAACGCTGGTTGGACTATGCGGTCTATCATTGTGGCTTGGCCGGTATTCCGGATGAGGCTAACGATGTGTTGAATGAGGTGCTTTGTTCTTTGCTGCAAAAGGATGATACTAAACTGCAGCAGCTTCTTTCCGCAAAGAAAAACGGTTGTACGGAGTTGGATTTCTTTGTGCTGAAGATGATAAAACTGAATGTAACTTCAGACACTTCACCTTATCGGAGCAAATATCGTCCAATGCCGGTGGATCAGAACGTGGATTATTCACGGCTGGAAATTGAGGATGTGAAAGAAGAGTCTGTCGATAAGAACGAACTTCTTCTTAGTCGTTTCCATCAAGTACGCGATGTATTGCAGGATCTGGACTTGAGCCCTTTGGCGCGAAGGGTCTTTGAATATCGTTTTTTTGAAGATGCAAATTTTTCGGACTGGCCGGGAAAGGAATCTTTAAAGCAGCTTTATGAAATCTATAACAAAGTACAGGAACTGATTCGAAAGAAAATAAATGGTGAATGTATATTTTAAGTAAAAAATAGTTCATAATTATTGGAAATTCATATATTTGCGATGCCCAATAATGTTATAATCTATTCATGTAGAGTGTAAACCGTAAAATCGGTTTCAGCTTTATAACGGCTGTGGGCGCACTCTACGTGAATATCTAGAACTATGAAAACAAAATTTAGAGAATTTAAAACTGTTGAAAAACAGAAGTCAAAAACCATGCAATTGTTGAACATTGTTTTATTACACAATCAGGCACCGAAGTCGTATGTGGATTTGTTTGAAAAGATGGTATATTTTGATCATGTTATTCCATTAAAAGGAGATCATTATATAGAGCTATTACGATTTGAAAAACTAGCAACTTTGAACATGTATGAAGGAACAATTGTTACTTATATGGGTATCAGATCCAATGCATGGTTCAATCAAAAAAGCAAAATGATTGAAAGCAGAGAGAGTGATGAAGATTTGTATGCCAATACGAAGAAAGCAACGGTCTATTTTATTCCTGAGGTACACAAACTGTGTTTAATGTCAGGTAGCGAAATTACAATTCAAAATATTAAGAAGTATGTTGATGCTGCTTCGGAAAAAATATTGGGGCCGGAACAAATACATTCTAATTTTGTAACATCAAAAGATGAGATAACAGAAGCATATAAAGAACTTAATATTAACCGTGTAAAACTTACTTTGAATTATAGTAATAAAGATAATACAGAAGGCTTTGAAGAAACTTTTGATGATTTGGCAAAGGATGATAATATAGCTTTAATAAATATGGATATATCATCGGCTGAAAATGAAGATTTAAATTTAAGCAAGGGAGGAATGGTTGATTCCTTGATTAACCTTGTAACTAAAATGGGGAATGGTTCTGCCGAAATTACTGGTTACCAATTAATACCTGGAAAGAAAAAAGGCAGTAAACCCAAAAGGAAAAATCATAGAATACGTACCGAGAATTACATTGAAAAGATAAAAGTCGGATTCAGTAGTATCGGTAGTATATATATGGCTATATACAACGAAGTTATTACAAGATATAAAGGTTCAGAATAAAAATGGAAAAGAAACACTCAATATTTGGATGGGATTCAGTGTTCAAATCATATACTAATCATGATTTGATTAAAGATTCAATTTTCCCATTGCTGGCAGCAGTTACTATAACTGCCATTAGCTATTTGGGAGAGAAAGATATGCTTGTTGAACTGTTTAAGGTTATCACAATTGGATTGAGTGTAGTTCCTGTAATGTTGTCAATCCTTTTGGCTGCTTATGCTATATTAATGTCGATGTATTGGTCTCCAATCTGTGAAAAAATGAAGCATAATGCAAAAGGAAACAAGCTACTGAATGGGTTGAACTCATCTTTTGCTGCTGCAATAAAGATTATTTGTTTGGGAGTTCTTTATCTTCTAATAATGAATAGTATAGGGACTGTGAATATGCCTTTTCATATAATACCGCCTAGTATTATCAATGCAGTTCTTTTAGTCATCTCACTATATTTCATCTTATTCTCAATATGGATAATGAAGGATATAGCGATAAGCATCTATAATTTCGCTTCTTTTACTATTAATACAGATATCAAAGAAAGAAAGGATGAAGATAAAAAAGATTCATGAATTTCTTATTTGCCACTGTTTTGATGAAAATAAGAGCATTTTCTTTGGTAATTCGGAAAAAGTAGGTATGTTTGCAGCGACTATCATACACAAGGGCAAGCGGAAGCCTGCCAATTTGCAGGCATTTTTTATGCTTGTAAGTACGCTGTACATATAATATAGCGGCTGTTTAACCCCGTGTGGAGCGTTAATGCGCCCACAGCCCTTGTGGTGATAGTCAACGGGAAGTGAACAGCCGTTTTTCTGTTCTATAATGCCAAAATTGACTATCATGGCATCTATTTCAATCCAAGGTGCGCCCACACCCAATGGGCATCGTGTAACCACAAGTCTTGTTCTCCGGCTTGTGAATGTATGTATAGCGTTTACCGCTTTAATCGTATCGGGTTTCGCCGATATTCTGTTCCCTCTCTTTGCCAGCATGGGCTGGTTTGTTTCTTCAATCGTGTTGATATTCTCTGCAAGGAAGGAGGTTTATCATGACTAATATAGTATTTCAAGGTTCGGAAGGGCAACCTTTAACTAATAGTGTGCTTGTGGCTGAGAAATTCGGGAAACGACATGATGATTTGATGAAAAAGATTAAAAATCTTGTAGATATATTATGTTGATATTCAGTGCAAAGACCGACCCATGTACATCATGAACCGTGACGGATTCACTCTCTTGGCTATGGGTTTTACCGGACAAAAGGCACTCCAATTCAAACTGGACTATATCGATGCCTTCAACAAGATGGAGCAAACCATCCGGAATACCCGTTCCCTTCCTTCGTCCGTTGATACTACCATGTTGAAGCAGTTGGTGGAGACTACCCAGACAATGGCAGCGCAAATCAACCGTATGCAGGAAGAACTGAACAGACAGCGTGACATGCTACTGTTGCCGCCTGCCAATGTAATAGTGGAAGAACCTCGTATCTCTCCCCGCCAACGGAAGTATTATACGGTGAAGCAGATGGCAAAAGAGTTGCACACGGAAGCCCGTCTGCTGAATGACTTCCTTGAATACATGGAAATACAGGATACAACCGTGACAAACAACGCTGGATACTAAACCAGTCGCTCATCGGCCTTGGCTATACATATACGGTGGTGTATGAACCTGTTAATCCGGACGAAGAGCCGAGGGAGTATATGGTATGGACTCCCAAGGGAAAAGAATTTATCAATGAGAAAATAAACGAAGAACGAAGAAAATATCAGGAAAACAGAAGAAAGGAGAACTCACTATGAAACCAATTACAATAGACCCGCAATTACAATCAGTACTTGAACATTTGAACGCCGCACGCAGGGACTTTTCAGAAGCCTATACCCGTATCACGAACGAGGGGGCAAAGAACTACTCTACCATGCTTCGGGATTTCATGACCGATATAGAAAGTGCTATCGGTGAGACATCATGTCTGGCCACTTCCAAGATAGAGCTTGAATTGATGCGTGAATACAATATACGAAAGGAGGAAAGATAATATGGGACAGAATGTATATGCCGATCCCAAATTGCAGGCGGCTTATGAGAAAGGCTTGAAAGCCGGACGTGTTGAGGGTATGATTGCTTACCAGAAACATCTGATTGAAAACCTACAAAAGGAGAACGCTGTACTTGTGAAACGGTTGGAAGCCGAGAGAAAATCAGATTAGCGGCCAATCGGACTAAAAGAAAATTGCAGGGGAGTCTATATTTTAATCGAAAAACGAAATTGCTATGTCTAAAGTAAGTGAGATTAAGTTAGACCCCCGCAATTATCGTATTCATGGAGAAGAAAACAAACGTCTTATTCGTAAGAGCCTTACGGAGTGTGGGGCCGGACGTTCTATTCTTGTGGATAAAAACGATATTGTCATTGCCGGGAATGGTGTCTATGAACAAGCCCAGGAACTTGGGTTAAAAGTGCGTATCATTGAATCAGATGGTACGGAGTTAATTGCAATTAAAAGAACTGACCTGTCGTCGGAAGATGAGAAGAGAAAGTTGTTGGTCCTGGCCGATAACCTCACTTCTGACTCTTCCCAATTCAATTTTGCCGCTATCGTTGAGGACTTCTGTACGGAAGAACTTACTGATTGGAATTTTGATATTGATACTTTTGAGGTAAATATAGAAGAACCCCAAGAGCAGGATAAAGGACATGCCGGCTCTTTGAGGAAGAAATTTATAATTCCTCCATTTTCTATTTTAGATACCAAACAGGGGGCATGGCAAGAAAGAAAACGTGCATGGCTTGAATTGGGCATAAAAAGTGAGGTAGGTAGAGAAGAACAACTTACATATAGTCGTTCCGCCCAATCTCCTTATATTTATGAAGTAAGAAATAAACTTAGAGAAAAGACAGGTGTTGACCCATCATGGGATGAGATAGCGGAATATTGTAAAGAGAACAATATTCACATGATGGATGGTACTTCTGTTTTTGACCCTGTTCTTTGTGAACTTGCATATCGCTGGTTTAATGTTGATGGCGGTGTAATACTTGACCCGTTTGCGGGTGGTTCTGTTCGTGGAATTGTAGCTGCCAAGTTGGGGATGCCCTACCGGGGAGTAGATTTACGCGATGAACAAATAAAGGCTAATTATGAGAATGTAATACAAATGCAATCTCAATTTCCTGAAAGTGAACGTCCGGTGTGGAAATGTGGTGATAGTTGTGATATTGATAAGCATTTTGCAGGGTTAGAAGCTGATATGATATTTAGCTGTCCTCCTTATATAGATTTGGAAGTGTATTCTGATAATCCAAAGGATTTATCTACTATGGAATATAAGGATTTTAAGACTGCGTATTTTACTATCATCAGTAAATGTTGTACAATGTTGAAAGAGAACCGTTTTGCCGTTTTTGTTGTTGGAGAAGTACGGAATAAGAAAGGGACATATTATAACTTTGTTTCTGATACTATAAAAGCATTCCAAGATGCTGGCTTGTCTTATTATAATGAGATGATATTAGCTAACCAGATTGGTAGCCTTGCCATGCGTGTAAGCAATCAATTTAATAAAAGCCGTAAGATAGGAAAGCACCATCAAAATGTACTTGTTTTCTACAAAGGTGATACAAGGGCCATAAAGAACGCTTATCCGGCATTAGATTTATCTTATTGTGATTTGTAAACAGACAGAATTTGCGCATAAGAGGTGAAAAAGAGTCTCTATTTTATATTTTGATAATGTAAGTTGTCTCAATTTGTCAGTTTTGGTTAGTTATTGGTTATGACAGAAAAGAAGAATTCAGCAGAAAAAAAGAAAAGAGGACGCAAATCGGATTACAAAGAAGAGTATTCCGACCAAGTTCTTAAACTCTGTCTGCTTGGTGCGACAGACAAAGAAATTGCTGAATTCTTCTCTGTTTCAGAACAGACGATCAATAGTTGGAAAAAGAAATATCCTGAATTTCTTGAGTCCTTAAAAAAAGGAAAGAACTTGGCTGATGCCAATGTAGCTTCTCGCTTGTACAATCGTGCTATTGGTTACTCATGTAAAGCAACTAAATTTGCTACATCTGACGGGCGTATAACCGACCAAAAGGAGTATATAGAACATTATCCACCGGACACAACGGCTGCAATATTTTGGTTGAAGAACCGACAGCCGGAAAAATGGCGTGACCGCAAAGAAGTTGATGCCAATGTGAACTTGGGTGATGAACTTGAAAGTATGACCGATGAACAATTAACAGCTATAATACGTGGCGAACAAGAGTAAAAGCAACCGGGAAATTCTTATAATGCGTGCGAAGGCAGTAACAATTCTTCGCAAGCGGGAAGCTCAGAAAGATTTCTGGGCTTTCTGTTTATACTATGACCCGAAGTTTTTTGCAAAGCGTTTATTCCTGAAGAAAGTTGCAGAAGCTTTTATGCGTGTATATGAGTCATACTCTGCTGGCATAATCTATCGTCTTGCAGTGAGTATGCCGCCACGTGCAGGAAAGTCTTATATCTCATCTTTGTTTATCGCATGGATGCTTGGGCATTTTCCGGAAGAATCGGTTATGCGTAACTGCTGTTCTGACACATTGTACAATAAACTTTCCTATGATGCCCGTGATATTGTGAAGTCCAAACGTTTTCATGAGATATTTCCGGATATTTATCTTAAAGGTGACAAACAGAATGTAAAGAGCTGGAATATTGAGGGTGCCCGTCAGGTTTCTTATTTTGGCGGTGGTGTTGGCGGAACGGTTATCGGTTTCGGTGCGTCCATGCTCGCCATGACGGACGACTTGTACAAGAGCTTGGAGGATGCCTTGTCTGATAACAATAATGAAAAAGTATGGTCATGGAAACAAGGTACGCATGATTCTCGTATAGAGGGTAACTGTTGTCTTATTGACATTGGTACACGTTGGTCTGCTAATGATGTACTTGGGCGTCTGGAAGAAGCCGGAAAATATAATGAAATCATTCGTATTGCGGCTCTTGATGAAAACGAACGTTCTTTCTGTGAAGATGTACATACAACGGAGTATTATCTTGAATTACGCTCGGAAACGGATGAAAGCATTTGGATGGCCGAGTATATGCAGGAGCCGTTTGAAGCGAAAGGATTATTATTTCCAAAATCTTCCCTTATGCGTTTTAAACTTGCTGATATTGCCGGTAAAAAGCCGGATGGTGTTATCGGTGCGTGTGATACAGCCGATAAGGGGGATGATGATTTTTGCGCTCCGTTTGCAAAGGTATTCGGTCAGAAATATTTCATTATCGATGTGTTGTTTACAAAAGACCCGGTGGAAGTTACAGAACCGAATTTGGCGCAAATGGTGATAGATACGGAATGCGACCAGTTGCGTATCGAGGCAAACAATGGTGGGCGTATATTCGCTATCAATGTGCGTAAACTTGTTACCGCGAAAAGAAAGTCATGCCTTATCCAAGCGCGTCCTACTACTCAGCACAAGGAAACCCGTATTCTGATGAAAGCCGGCTGGATAAAAAAGCACTGTGCTTTTCTTGACGAAACAGAATACACTAAAGGCTCTGACTACGGACGTTTTATGAAAGCTCTTACGAACTATAAGCGTGAGGGGGATAATGCCCATGATGATGCACCGGACGGATGCACCATTCTTGCAGAGTTTGCAGAATCAATAGGTCTCAATTTTAAAAAATCGGTTCGTAAAGTTGGGCGTGGATAATTTGGTAATTGAAAAAATAGCTATATATTTGTATTCATAAGAAGATTGCTAAATAGCCTTTCGCTTTTGAGTGGTTTAGACGTGTTGCCTCCTTGGTGTGGTTGTGTTTCGCTGTGTTTAACGGCGTATGAGTTGATGAAATCTATTTATAAATTGATAAAATTAAATGGAGGGCGAATTATGGGAAATATATATCGACTATTTGACGGAGTGTGGAACATGGGAGTGGGCTAAAATAGACACACTTTGATAAGCAAGGCGAACCTTATAGTTAGGAGCATATGTTCCACACCCACCAAAAGTAATAATCCTCTATATAAAAGCCTATCTAATATCGTTGGATAGGCTTTTTTCTTTAAAAAAAGTAATAGGTGTATATTTTAAGAGAAAAGTATATGCCAGGAATATCCGAAATATTGAGTAATAATGACTTTTCCAGAATAGTCAGTGATTTATGTGTAGATACCATAGAAGACAGAGAACCCAAAGAATATTTGGAGGAATATAACGGAGAACGCCGCCGCCGTAAAACTTCTGTAGGTTTCCGTGAACCTAAAAAAGTGGCTGTATATTCAGATACAGAGTTTGAAACAGACCCAAATACTGGCGAAGAAAAACCCAAACGTTTGGAAGATAAGACTGTGCCGGTTGCTAAGATTGTAACTAATATCCCAAAGAAGATAGTACGTACGGCAGCAGCTTTTTTGTTCGGTGGGGATATGATCGTATCGGCAGATAATATGGATGATGATAGCTTGCAAGACTTCAAGCAGGTATTTGTCCGTAAGCTTAAGATGAAATCAGTCTTTATGAGATTTGCTCGTATTGTACTATCTGAAACCAAAGGGGCGATTGTCTTTTATCCTGTAACGAAAAGCAATATTAAGGGAACGGATAAGGATGGAAGTCCTGTCTTTAAAAAAGAAGTCGTATTAAAAGCCAAGATATTATCAACACCAAAGGATGATAATGTAACCAATGAATTTTACCCGCATTTTGACGATGATGATGATATGGATGGCTTCATTCATAAATACACAGCTGTGGTTAATGGCAGAAGTTGTGAATGCGTGAAGATTTATACCGCTAATGAGATTATAACTGGAATCAATGATGGGCAGTGGGTTATAACAAAGGATAAGAATCTATTCGGGAAAATTCCAGTTGTCTATGCAGAGGTAGACCAACCGGACTGGGAAGATATAGCAGTTCTTATGGATGCGTATGAAATGCGCCTTTCTCGAATGTCAGATACTAATGACTATTTTGGAGACCCTATGCTAAAGACTTACGGCCAGACCAATTTACCTTCAAAGGAAACGGTGGGAAAGGAGTTGAATTTCTCCATGGAAGTGGACCCGGATACCGGAACTGCTTATCATGGTGATGCAGAATATTTATCCTGGCAGCAGTCTATTGATTCTCAGAAAGAGGAAATCGCAAACGAAAGGCATGAGATATTTTCCGGTGCTTCTTGCCCTGACCTCTCCTTTGACAACCTTATCGGTATAGGTGATTTATCCGGAGTGGCTCGTGAGTTTATGACTATTGACGCAAAGATAAAAGCTACGGAACAGATGGAAATATTCGGTCCGGTGGTACAGCGTTGTGTGGCAATTGTGCAGGCTGGTATGGCCCGTATTTCCCATATCAAAAACGCTGGCGCAATAGAGGGAAATTATTTCGAGGTGAAGTTCGGTTCAATCTTGCCCAAGAACCTTACGGAAATTTTGCAGAACTTGGCTATTGCAAACGGTAATAAGCCTATTAATTCGCAAGAGACCATTACTGCAGAATCTCCTTATACAAAGAATGCCAAACAAGAGATTGCAACCATGAAGAAAGAAGAAAAAGAAATGGCACAAAACAGCAATCCTTTTGGTGCTACATTTCCTGCTAATCCAGATGAATGATGAAACGTGAAGGGCTTTCCTTTTATGATAGTCAGCATTTGCAAAAAATGTTGGTGCAGCAAAATGATATAACAGCTATCTTTAATCGTTTTATTGCTGCTATTTCCCCTTATCTTCAACAATGGGCAGATAAGGGGAAAGATAGTGTATGGGTAAGAAACCTGTCAATAGAAAAACGTATTGATAGGGAGTTGGTAAAGTTACAATCTGACCTACTTGCCAATATTACTCAATTCCAAATGGACGCATGGAAACGTTCTGAACTAAAGAATGATGATTTTATTTCAAGGTATATTGAGGGATTGGCTATCAGTACAGCTATAAAAGAAGGGCTGTTTGCTCATAATGCCAAAGCTATGTTGCAGCTAAAAAAAGGTATGGATATTAGGGGAAATGCCTTATCTGACCGTGTGTGGAATATTGCGGAGCTGGCAAAAGAGCAACTGGAGTATTATCTTGCATCCGGAGTATCGGTAGGCCGTAATGCCGGGCAGATAGGCCGGGATGTGCGCCAACTTCTTAAAGAGCCGGACAAACGTTTTAGGCGTGTGCGTGATGCAAATGGGAAACTGATTTTATCTCAGCCTATGAAAAATTATCATCCTGGTCAAGGTGTGTACCGTAGTGCAAGTATGAACGCATTGCGATTATCCTCTACGACAACCAATATGGCTTATCGTGCAGCAGATTATGAACGATGGAATGGTCAGGACTTTGTTTTGGGCATAGAGATAAGACGGTCTGATAGTAATCGAGGACCATGTGCACTTTGTGATTCGATGGTTGGCAAATATCCGAAAACATTTAAATTCACAGGGTTTCATCCATTTTGCATTTGTTATGCGACTCCAATAGTTATGGAACCGGAAGATTTGGCCGAGTATTTGGTAAATGATACGATACCGGAAGAACTTGTTGTGAAAGATATACCTCAATCGGCTAAAGTTTGGGTAAACAAGAACCTTGAAAGGGCTAAAGGATGGAGCAATGAACCCTATTTTATTCGTGATAACCGGCAGTTCTTTGGAGAGTTGAAAACCAATATTTATACATTGGAAGAAAAGAAGTTTACCCGCACAAGAAGCACATCTGTATCGATGCAGCGTGCTATTGATTTTCTTTCAAAGGAATATCCGAATATTTCTAATACAAGGTTGGCCGCTATACATCATTATACTAAAGCCGGAGGCAACTATCGACAATTAAATAAGCAGTTGTATAATGAGAACCTTAGCGAGTTTAATAAAGCTGCCGCAACATTAATTCGTGAAGGGTTGAATTTGTTGCCAACATTTAAAGGCATTACGTATCGTGGTAGTATAATAAAGCGAAAGGAATACGAAGCTTTGTATAAGGATAAAAAAGAGGTTTCCCACAAGATATTTACATCATGTAGCAAATCTCCGGAAATAGCTGATATGTTTGCGAGTTATCGTCCTTTGAAAAGAAATGAAGTAAGCATAGTTTTTACGATTCAGGGTAAAAATGGAAAGGATATATCGAAAATCTCGGAATTTAACGGTAAATTTGTAGAGATGAACCAATACGAGGTTCTCTTTACAACTGATACAAGATTTGAGGTTGTCTCAATATTGGAGTTGGAAGATGAGATTAATATTGAATTGAAAGAATTATGACAGATAAAGTTAAAGTACCGGAAGTTACAGATGAGCTTCGCCAGTATTGGAAAGAAAGATCGGAAAGAATTCTCAGAAATTACGAAGCAGGAAAGTATGATGAGAATAACAAAGCAATGATGGCTTCCGTAAGTTGGGCAAGGTTAAGCATGGAGGAAAAGGAAGAGGGATATAAAAAGTATTACTTTATGTTTGACCGCTGGCAGGCGGAAGCTGATGCCATGTGTGGATATGATGAAGACGATGAAGATTAGTATTTAAAGTTTATTTGAATATAGGCTATCCGGGTGCGGGTAGCCTTTTTTTATGGTAAAAATCCTGCTCCAATATATTTTAAAGCAAAAAGACTATGGAAATTTTAGTTGCAATTAAAAAAGCTTTAAAGAAAGCAGGTATTCCAGAGAAATATGCTGCAAAGGTAAAAGCCTTATTTAATGTTGAGAGCGAGGAAAATCTGGAAAACTATGTCTCTCTTTTTAAGGATAATATTCTTCCGGATTTGGAAGCAAGCGAGCAGAACAATCAGAATGTTATCAATAATACTATTGCTGAATATGAAAAGAAGCATGGTCTGAAAGATGGCAAGCCTATAGAGGGAAAGGGCAAAAAAGGGAAGAAAAACAAAACGGTCGTTGACGACAATGACGATGATGTAGATGATGATTTGGATGATCTTCCGCCTGCTTTCAAAAAGATGCTTCAAGCCCAGCAAAAGCAAATCCAGACCTTGACGGATAATATTTCCACATTGACAAAGACCGTTTCCGATTCCGGCAAAAACGCGTCTGCTAAGGCATTGTTTGATACAGCCAAGTTACCGGAAAAATGGTTTAAGCGTATTGATGTAAATTCCGAAACATCTGTAGAAGACCAAATTAAGGAGCTCCAAGAAGAATATAAGGAAATCCGCCAAAGTGCAATATCCGATGAAGTGGATGCAGGCAATTATCGCCCGTATGTAGCACAACCAAAAGACCGGACAGAAAAGGAATGGTTGGAAATCATGAATAAAGATGAGGGTACTGGGGATTCCAACGGGGTTGCCAGTCTCGGTATTGATTAATAATTAATCCATTGTAGCTATGTTTTTTAATAAAGAAAAAGAATTTCAGTACCATCCTGCGGTCATAAAAATGCTCGAGGATGTTGTCGGTGGTGGTACCATTATTCGCACTGATCTGAGAAAAGCGATTTTTGATGGTATGCCATTGGACGAATTGCCGCCATATTGTGTTGCCGGCAGAGATGAAAATGGAGGGTATCGTGTAATCAAGACAGCTTTGGTTACAGAAGCCTTGGAAGCAGAGGGAACAACTGTAAAAGTCAATAAAAGCCATCTGTTTGCTGTTGGGGATTTTGTTACTGTTGGAGGGGATTTGAAAGGTGCATCCGATAAGATTACGGCTATAGACAAGAGTAATGCCGGGTATGATGTTATAACTCTTGAAGCCAAGATTGGTGCTGCTGAGACAGGCCAAGTATTGGTCGGGGTAAAAGAGAAGACTACGGAAGGAAAGGCAACCCTTGTTACAAGTTCATCTGAGTTGGTGATAACCTTGTCAAAAGTTGATTTGACTGTCGCTAACCAATCATGCGGCTTAATGGTACGTGGAACCGTTAGCGAAGGTAATATGCCCTTCCCGGTTGATGCAGGCTTGAAGGCTTTGATGCCGTTAATCAGATTCGTAAACAAGAAATCATAATTGATTTATGGAAAGAAGTTTAATCAAACAAGTAAACAAGAAAAACATGAGCGCTCGTTTAAACTCGCGCCATGTAAAACCAATGTATTACCCTAATTTCTTTACTCCCAAAAGAGTTACAAGCTTGAAATGGGAAACATTGGTTGGAGAGAAAGGTGCTCCGGTAATTGCCGATGTCGTTTCTTTTGATTCTTCCGCTCCGGAGAAGACTCGGGAAGTAATCAGTAAAATGTCCGGTGATATTCCGAAAACAGCCGTTAAGCGTGGCATGAACGAAAGTGACTATCAGGAATATAAGAATCTGGAACGTGATGCGCAAGGAGATGCAGAGCAAATGGAGTTGTTGAATCTTTCTTTCAAAGATCAGGATTTTGTGTATAATGCAGTGCGTGGTCGTATTGAGTGGTGGGCCATGCAGTATATGAGCCGTGCAGGTTTCAACTTGTCAGCAAAGAATAATAATGGCATTGTAACCACTGAATTTGTAGGTTGTGGTATGCCGGCAAAGAACAGAAAGAAATCTTCTGCAGATTGGGCCAATGCCGCAAAAGCTGACGGTCTGCAAGATATTGAAGATGTCCTTTCTGCTGCAAACGCCAATGGAGTGAGTCTGCGTTATATCATCATGCTGACATCTGACTTTACTTTATTGAAGAAGCAGAAATCGACTTTGGATAAGATTAAGGGCTGGATTAACCAGACATCGAAGCTCGTTATTACCAAGAAGGTAATTAACGAGTATTTGGCTGAACAAGAATATCCGGCACAGATTATCACTATCAATCCGGCTGTGCGTATTGAAGATGCAAACCACAAACGTACTACTGTTTGCCCATGGAAGAAGCACCGTATCTGCTTCCTTGAGGATTTGAATGTTGGTAATATCCAGCACGGTCCTATTATGGCTGAAAATTCGGAGTCTTTGAAGAAGAAAGCAATCATGGTAAAGAAAGACTTTATCTTGGTTACAAAATTCTCTACTGAAGAGCCGTTCAAGGAGTGGACCAAGGCTGAAGCTAATGCAATTCCTGTAGTCAATGACCCGGAAGCTATGTATATCTTGCAGGCTGACGGTAAGGAATGGCCGTCCGACGAAGCAACAGAAGGTACGGATAATATTCCTGCCAAGTTCTTGGGTCAGGAAGTAGAGGATGAAAACTTAGAACCGGGTGACGAAGAATAATACAGTTATGGCAACAATCAGAGAAACGATACTGGAATATCCCTCTATTGGAGATATGGAAGGCTTCTTGGAAAAGGTGGTATTTGTAAAGCGTGGTATTAATCCCGAAGAACAATGTACTACTGATAATATAAAACAAGTTGGTCTATGTGTCGCTGATACGTATGTCATGCTGATAAATTCTCCGGATTTCACGGAAAACAAGTTGTCTATCTCTCATCCCCGCTCTTACTATATACAGACTGCAAAGCAGTTATATATTGAGAACGGGGAGCCTGAAAAGGTTGCCAAATTAGGAAAGAAAATCATTATTAAGGGAAGGGCAAGAAACGCATGGTAACCAGATATCCTCATATAGCCTTGATAACTTATGAAATTGGCGGAAAATTAGTCAATGGTGAGTGGGTTGATGGAGAAACAAAAACTCTGTCAGTAAAGGGAAGATATGATTCCGTTAGTGATGGGCGTATAGTTATGAAGAAAAACAGCCTTGGCGACGAAAAACAAGTACATGGCTATTTCTATACTAAAGTCCGTCCTGATATTGATGTTAAATATTTGCGTTTACAAGTTCCTTCTCTTGATGTTGATGTGGATATAATTTGCTGGGAACCGTATCAATCCCATTCAATCATAAATGTATGAAATCAGGACTGACACCTTTGTTTTCGGATACGGATATAGACCACTGGTTTGACAAATTCCAAGAACGAGCAGAAGAAAAGATTTTTAAATTGCTTTCTGCTGCCGGAGAAAAATTTGTAGAAGTGGCCCGTAAATCGGGTAACTATACAGATCGCTCAGGCAATCTTCGTTCTTCTGTGGGCTATATAATAGCTATGGATGGAGAAACCGTTTCTGAAAACTTTAAAAAAAGCGGTAAAGGGAATGACGGTGATACTGGTATTTCCAAAGCCAGACAGTTGGCCGAAGATATTTCTTTGGCTTATCAAGGCAGTTACGTACTAATTGGCGTTGCTGGTATGGAATATGCGGTTCATGTTGAAGCCAAGGGGAAAGATGTGGCTACTACGGGATATATCCAATGTCAGGAGTATTTGCGTAAGACATTGATTAGGGTATTTGAAAAAATCTAGTTTATGGATGAATTTGATGTGATAGATTTCGTATATGAAGCGATAGAAGCTGCCGGTATTGGGATTGCCATATATAAAGATAAATCTGAGTCCGGTGTTAAGGACGAACATATCGTAATTAATCATCTATCGTTAGCAGAATTGGATTTCATCAATAAAATCCCTGTAAATGTGAATGTGTTTGTTCCTTTGAAGCACAATGGAATGTATCAGCGTCAACGTATGAAAGAGTTAAAGCGTATGGTGCGTAAGGCTCTTGCTTCGATAAATAGCGATGATGGCAATTGTAGAGAAATAGAGGATTTCCTAAGTATTCCGATACCGGATTTAAAAGAAGGATTTATGTGTACTAATATTCGATTTAATGTAAAAGTGGATAATTGATTATGGCAGAAACAAAAACGGTAAGACCTATTGCTATGGGCGTAGGCGCGATTAGAATTGCAGATGTTGGTGATGGAGTGCCGGGAACGGATTTTACCACACTTCCTTTGCCCACCAAAAGTAGTGTTGCTTTCAACTTTGCAGATCCTAAGGAAGTGAAGATAGACATTGAAGGCAGTACCGAACCTTTATATGTGGAATTTGTAAAAGATACCACTGATTATATTGAGTTCTCTATTCCTACTCCAAGTAATGATACAATAGCATTGCTTGCCGGTGGAACCGTTGACAAAGGGGAAGAATTATCTCCAAAGGATGTTTGGAATAAGCCTACGGATATTCCGTCAATCAATAAGACATTCCAATGCGAGACATTGCCTAAAAAAGGAAAGAAAGTAGTCTATACTGTTGTCAATGGTAAGATAGCAGCTAAGATTTCACAAGCTCCGGGTGCAGAACAGGCAGAATTGTTATTGGTTCGTGTGTACGTACAGGCTGCTATTACAGAAAAAGGAGAAACCAAAACTGCTTTCATGCGTGAAGTTACTGATGCGGCACCTAAAGCCCAGGCTGCAAAAGTTGTATCTAAATAAATAATTGTGGTTCTATATAGCTCAGTCGGCAGAGCGCATTATATAATGAGGTCGGCGGTTCGAGTCCGCCTATAGAAACAAACTTTTGATGGATAGGGGCGAAACAATTCTATAATAGTCGCGAATATTATGGAATTTTCCCGGAAGTACAACGGGATAGCCCCTTTGGATAAATTTATGAGCATAAAGAATTTGTTTAAATTGGAGTCAGCTTCCATAACGGAGCAACCGGTCAAGATACCGTTTGATTTTAGCGAGAAAAAATCTATTCCGGCAGGAAAGGAAGTCGGGGATAGTATAGTCATACGTCCGATAACGGTTAGGACATGGTTTAGGTTGCGACCTCTTTTGCTTGAAATAGAGCCGGCAGACCTTGATAAGATGATTGTCAAGTCTGATGAACCGACTAGTGATTTTCCGGTTATGATGGATAAGTATGGAGAGCTGCTTCTTGATATTGTATGTTTGGGCATTCATAATAAGCCGTCGGAGCCGCCGGAATGGTTTCGCAATGTTCTTATGGATAATTCCACATGGGAAGATATACGGATACTTCTCAATGCCATATTTTTTAGAATAGGTTACTTCCCTTTTTGCGACTCTATCACGATGCTTCAAAACGTGAGCCCATTGGGAGAGACGGAGATAATAGCCGCTCAGAAGAATCTGCAAAGTTGGCAGGATACAGTCAAGCAAGATTCTTAGTTATAGTGCATGATTCGTTAGGATTGACTTATAGGGAAACAATGGAAAGCAGTTATTCCTTGATTGAAATAATGATGCAGGAATATGCTTCTGTAATGAAAGAAAGAAATCGGACAGTTGATGAGGATGGAGAAACCGAAGGTGTGGATTATGAATGGGTTGAACTGCCTAGTTTTGACGATCCGACAAAAACAATTCGGATGAAGCGGTACTATGATATTGAAGGCGCAAAAGCGAAATAATGCCTGTTTTTATATATTACAATGTTGAAACATTGTTTCATGTCTTGTTTTTAGAGGTTGATGCCCCGTGTCTGTGAAGATATGGGGCTTTCTTATATTTTAAAAATAAATGAATTATGGGCATTCAGAATAAAGATGGTGCATTATATTTTGCTACGGGCATAGATAATACCGGACTTTATAAGAGTCGTCGGGAAGCTATTGGTATAATAAAGGCGATGGCTGATGAAATTACATCGTTTGATGTGTTCGGAGGTATCGGTATCAGTGCAGGGATAGCTTTTGCTCGTGCGGCCAAAGAATCATACGATTTTGAAAAACGTTTTCAGAAAGCCATGCTTGAAGTTGCTACCCTTTCTAAAGAAGTAGATAGCAGTTTGACAGAATACATGAATCGTGTTATGGATATGATTCGTGATATTCCTATTGCAGGTGATGAAGCGGCTAAAGCATTGTATCAAATTGTGTCTGCCGGTCATGATGGGGCAAATGGTATGGAAATTTTAGAAGTGTCCGCTAAGGCGGCTACCGGTGGTCTGACTGAAACGGCAACGGCCGCCGATGCCATTACTACTATCTTGAATGCTTACGGTATGCAGGCAGATAAAGCAAAATCCGTGTCTGATAAGCTATTTACTACGGTCCGTTTAGGTAAAACCACGTTTGGGGAACTTGGTACAAGCATTGCCCAAGCTGCACCGATTGCTGCTTCATTTGGCATAAGCCTTGATGATGTACTGGCTGCTGTGGCTACTATAACTAAGCAAGGTGTACCGACATCGGAAGCCATGACAAAGATACGTGCTGCTATACTTGGTACAGCTAACCAGCTCGGAGATGCAGCTTTCCAAGGCCGTACATTCCAAGAAGCATTACAGTTGATTTATGATAAAGCTGATGGTTCTGCAACCAAGATGAAAGAGTTGCTTGGTACTGATGAAGCATTGCAAGCTGCATTGGCTCTTACCGGAAAGAATGCCAAGGGAGCTTCTAAGGATTTGGCGGAGTTGGGAAATTCCGCTGGAGCTGCGGAAACTGCTTTTAAAAAGATGAATGATAGTACTGAAAATCAGTTGGTACTTCTTCGTAATAATATAACTGCGGCACTCCGGCCGATGGGCGAGGAAATAATGAAGCAAGTTGCCGATATCGCCAAAAGTTTCAATAATGCGTTTTCTAATGGGGATTTGGTAAACACATTATCTACCTTGCAAGACTTGTTAGTAGTAGGTGCTACGGCATGGGGAAGCTATCGTGTTGCGGTATTGCTCGCTGCGCAAGCGGAGTTGTATCAACAAGGATTGGCCAAAGGGTGGACCCTGTCGATGCAACTTCAAGCAAACTGGCTTAATATAGTCAGCAAGGCAAAGGAAATACTTGCCATGAAAACAAAAGCATTGAATGCTATAATGGCTAAAAGTCCTTATATGCTTATTGCAACAGCTATAGCTGCTTTGGGATATGCCATATATAAGCATATAACATACGTTAGTGAAGCAGAGAAGGCAAATAGGAAATTAAATGAGTCTTATAACGAGTGCATAGCATTACAGTTGAAAGAGAAAAGAGCACTGGATGATGTATTTTCGGCATTGGCTCGTGCTAAGGAAGGGACAGAAGAGAGAAGGAAAGTGATAAACCTGATAAACGGACAGTATGGAAGTTATCTTAGTAATATGCTTACTGAAAAATCCTCTGCAGAAGAAATCAAGGGTGCTTATGACCGTATAAATGCTTCATTGAAAGAAAAGATTGCCTTACAGATACAAAACCAAGCTACCGATGAAATCGCTACATCTGGAGTAAAGAAGCAGGCTGATGAGTTGGAGAATTTACGTAAGGGGCTTTCACGATATTCAAACAACGGCGGATTGGTAGAATTAACAGTTCAGAATATTGTAGATAAGGTGACAGAAGCTCAACGAGCCGGAACGGGAAACATGAAAGTTTTGTATGATACACAAAGAGAGCTGTTGAAAGGCATTGCTAATGGCAATAGGCAGTTAAGTGATGAGGTTGTGGATGCTTTGGATGAATATATCAGAAGCGTTTATTCGACCGAATATAATATCTATCAAGTGAAAAAGAGATTTGCTCCGTTTATCAAAGGTCTGACTTCTGTCAATACTGGTACGACCACTACAACTACTACGACAACCGGCACAACTGTGGTTAATACAGAACCGGATAAAAAAGATTATAAAGGCGATATTGAGAATGCAAAAAAAGAACAGGGAAAACTGTTTGAACAATTTTCAATGGATTTGCAACAGATGAGAATCGATGCAATGGAAGAAGGAGAAGAAAAGTATCAAGCTCAGCGCCGTTTGGATTTTCAGAAAGAGTTGTTTTCGATAAAAGAACATGGAGAAGCTTTGATAAAGGCTCAACAAGAAATCGAAAAAAGGCAATGGGAGGAAAGGAATAAAGGTAAGAAGAATAATGAAAAGGGAGTTTTCAAGCCTACAACTACATCCATAGAGCAGTTACCACAAGAGCAGCAAAACTTATTGAGTAATATGTATTCTGAAGCTCAAGTTAAGAATCTAATGAATGAAGAAAAAATACTCAAGGAAAAATACGATGCCCTTATTGCCCAACTTGATGATTATAAGAGCCGCGAATACACTATAACCAAAGAATGGGATGAAAAGATTGCTCAAGCAGCAGGAAATGAGGAATTGGTAGATAAACTAACCAAAGGCAAAGAAAAAGCTTTGAACGAGTTAAATGCACAGATGTTGATGCAGTCAGATGAATGGGTAAAATTGTTCGGTGATTTGGATAATCTTACCATTTCCGAAATAGAAAATCTTATTCAGATAATCAAGTCGAAAGCTAAAGATTTGAAGCTGGACCCTATTAACCTGGATAAGGTCTTGGAGAAGCTGAAAGATGCGGAGAATGAAATCAAATCCCGTAACCCATTCCGTAGCTTGGTTACTCATATAAAAGAATATCAGAAAGAGGCTGATAAGACTAAAAAGAAAGCATCCTTAAAAGAAATATTTGGTGATACTTCCGAAGTGCTTGGAATGGTGAACGAATGTTTTGATTCGGTCATAGGCGGTTTAAAGAACATGGGATTGGCTGGGGATGAAGAAACCCAAAAGTTACTTGGAAGTATATCCAATATGGTTGGGTCGGCAGGTGAACTGGCCGGCGGTATTGCTTCCATGAATCCGGCTGCTATGATTTCAGGTGCCGTTGGGCTTATATCTTCTGCATTTGATGTCTTTGACCGAAGAAGTCGTAAGGCTAATCGGGAAATTAAACAGCATCAAGAGAATGTGAAAAACTTGGAAAAGCAATACCGGCAGTTGGAACGTGAAACAGCCAAAGCTATCGGAAGTGAGAAATATAGCAAGCAGATAGAGCAAGTAAATAACTTGTATCAAAAGATAGCGGAAACTGAGGGTATGATAGCTGCAGAGCAAAGCAAAAGGTCTAAAAAACGTGACGACGGGAAGATTGCTGATTGGGAAAACCAAATAGAGGATTATAGGGATAAGATAGAAGAACTCAGACAGGGAATTATAGATGAATTATCAACGACTGATTTGTATTCATTTTCCAATGATATGGCTTCGAGTATTGTTGACGGATTATGTAATGGTCTTGATAACGGCAAAGAAGCTATACAAGAAAAGATAAATGACTTAATGAAGAATGTCATATCTAAACAACTGGACGTTTTTGTAATCCAAAAATCGATGTCCGGTATGTTTCAAAAAATGGCAGATGCTTTTAATGAAAACAGTGCCGGCGGTTTTGAACTTACCAATTGGGAAATAGACCAAATTGTTGCAGCAGGTCAGCAGGGAAAAGATCAGATATTGGGACAGTTGGGGCGTTATCAGGAATTGTTGAAGAAGTTGGGACTTGTAAATAGCGAAGTTGAAGATGAAATAGAGAATGGCGTTACTGGTGAGTTGCAGGCTGCGGTAACTGAGGGCACCGCTTCCCAGCTTGTAGGTCTATGGAATATGTCTGCTTTAGATATACGTTCTTTGCTTAATTTGAGCCATGAGCATTTTATAGAATGCCGGACGCAGCTTGCCAATATAGCTAATATTTATGTGCAGATTATTGGAATAAACAATAATACAAAAGCAACGGCAGATAATACCGGTACTCTTGTTGAAGAACTGAAAACAGGTATCAAATCATTGGAAACAAAGCTTGATGAAATAAGAAAAAATACTAAAAACTATAATGGGAGAGGATAATATGGAATTGAAAGATCAAATTGTATTACTGGTAGGTGTTGCTGGAGCTTGCCATGAAGGGTTACAGGAATTAGCAGCTACAAAATCTAGGGTTGATATGCTCAGATGTTTCTTTGATAATATTAAGTTTTGCCTTTCAAGGCACACTCCATCAAGTGCATTTCTTCGCTCTAATTTTGGAGATATGATGCATGAACAAGGGTTATATGCTGATGAAACTGTAAAAGTGAAAAATCAAAAGGAAATAGCCTTTGTGGGGAAGTGTTATGCCGTAGTGGAAATAACAGAACGAATGATGTGCCGAATATGGGCTGCTGATCGTACAAAGTTGAATATTCGGGCTTCCAATGGGGCACGCTTGATTATAGATGCTTTAGATACGGCAGATATAATAGTGGATGAGTGTAGTGACGCTCATATTACAGTTTATTTATATGGCAATGCAACTTGTACGGGAGCTGATTTGATAGTTAGGAAAGGAGATACTTATGAGTTATAAATTTGATGATATAGATATATCTTCTTATGATGCTTTTCCCTATATAGGTCAAACAGACTGTATTGCTATAACAGGAATATTTGATCTTCCTAAACGTAAAGGGACAACGGAATATAATTGGGGAACCGGTATTGAACCGTTTGTTGATGCGGAAGATATTGAACTGGACGGTCGGACTTTAATCCTATCTTTAGTGGTTCGCTCTGAAAATGTAAAATCTCAATTAGATAAACTAAAGAAGGCTTGTATTTCGTGTAGGCATCTAACGACCGGATTTGGCAGCTTCAATGTTATCTGTAAGGATGAGATTTCTGTAGAAGAATACGTGTCTTTAAATATGGCTATTGTGCAAGTGAAATTTTGGCAACAAAGTTATATTCCGGCTGAAATAGCCATCAATCCATCAGGGGGAGAGAATTATGTAATGGATGGCTATTCTTTAAATACTGATTTTGGGATTTATGTATCTTCTCGTTCTGGTGTTGAGGCTGTTGGAAAGCGGATAGAGATAGGTACTACTTTGCCATATATGCAAAATAAATACCGTGAGCCTACCACTTTGACTTTAAAGTGTACTATGTTGGGAGATAGCTTGCAAAGATTGTACTCAAGTATGAGCCAGTTTTCGGCCTTATGTATTAGTCCAGGTCTTAGAAATTTGATTTTAAAAGGTAATGAACGCATGAAGATATATTTTAAAGATGGAATAACCGTAATAGCTCGAACTGAGCATATACTGGAGTTCGATTTGAAATGTAGATTAATGACACAATGATTGATGCTTTAGAAATATATCGTATAATTTCCGGTATTGAAACCAAGATAGCCAATATTGCCTCTGATGATGCTATATTGGCTAATGGCATAATGAGTAAAAATGAAATATCAGTGACTGTGGTTACCGATTCCATTCCTGATATTAAAGAAGGGGATTTTATAAGGGTTGACGGAATAAAATATAAAATTAATCGTACACCTGAATTTGCTGATAAAAGCTCCGTAAATCATACTACAACATACCTATTTGAAGCACCGGAATATACTTTAATAGATAAGATTCTCACCAATAAGATAACCAAAAGCGTCCGCGTTACTCTTACGGGGAAATTGAGGGATTGGTTGGAGTTGTTGATATGGAATGTTAACAAGACAAATGACAATCCTTTAGGGGTAGATACAGGATGGAAACTTGGCAATATTCCTGATACGGAATATATGACATTATCATTTGACGGGATAGATTGCCGTAGTTTATTATCAGAGTTGGCCTCGGCGTATGGCTATGAGTATTATGTACATGACCATACGATAAACTATGTATCACGCATTGAAAATGAAAGAAATCTGACATTTACACAAGGACAAGGCGGCGGATTGTATGAGGTAGAGCAAAGCAATGTTGATAGTGGTGATATTACTACCCGTGTATATCCAGTTGGTGGTACAAAAAATATGGCCCCAGGGGAAGGCGATGAAGACGGACGCTTGATGTTGCCCGAAAAGTATTTGGAAAACTTTTCAGAAACCAATCGGGTAGTTGAAAAAAAGATTGTCTTTGATAATATTCATCCCTCTTTTACAGGCTTTGTTGATAATCCTACAGGGGAGAATTATCGTGAGTTTGTATGCCAGAATATTGATTTTAATATTAAAGAGCTGGCTATTGGAAATGATGCGCGTATTAATTTTCTCACAGGAGATTTAATGGGAAAATCCTTTGAGTTTAAGTGGGATGATTCTAAGAAGAAAATAACTCTAATCTACCAAGAAGATGAATTGGCTCCTATTGATCCGGAAACTCAAAGCAGACCTCTTATTCCGTCTGCAACCAAACATTTGAGAGGTGGTGAGGAATTTAATTTTACTGGTATTCGTCTTGGAGAATCATACAAACAAACTGCAATATTAAAGCTACGTGAGAAGGCTACGGATTGGCTTGCTTTTAATTCGCAAAAAAGAGTAAAGTTTACTCTTGATGTGGATTATCGTTATATGAGGAACAAAGGCGGATTAAAGTGTGGGGATTTAATAACTGTAAGTATACCGTCGCGTAATATCAGTAGAATAATTCGTATTGTCTCTACAGAAAAGAATCTGAAAACCGGAAAACTTTCATGTGTCGTATCAAACTATCTAACAGAAAAATGGGAAGATAAAATTGAGGGACAGATAAGTTCTATGCAGGCTACTATAAATGGAGGTAGTGGCAACGGAAATGTTACGATTATTGAAAAAAATGATGAACGTCCTCTAACAGATAAGAATGTATTATCTTCTTTACGGACTTTATTGGAGATTGCAGGAAGAGCCTTAAGTAAAGAACATCCGGATTCAACTAATTATCTGCTTTCTTTGTTTGGTGGGGCGAAAATAGGTAAAAGTCTTACTTTCGGTGACTTTATCACTGGTGTTCAGGGCGGTTACATCGGTGAGGACGCCCGTGCCGAGCTGGAGGCTCTGGTCCTGCGCAGCTCTCTGAGTGTACCAGAACTACGTTTCAACCGTCAGACCTATTTTGAAGGATATAATACTATAAGTCCCGGCGGAGGGCTGAAGATAAAAAGCTTTGTCGCCAATAGTGACGGCAGCTATACTGTCACCCCTGATCTGGAGGATGGTGTACCGCTGGGACAGAAGCCGGACGATATCCTTTTGGGCTTCTGGCATGACAAAAGCGTCACTACCGGTGACTTTATTGGTTTCCGGAAAATACAGTACCGTATCACTTCCGCAGATTACGACGAGAAGACATTCGTGATGGTTCCGCGTCCCGGATATGAGTTCGTTCCCCATAACGAGATGCGTCTCGGACAGACGGGGAACTTCACCGACAAGGAGCGTCAGACTTATATCATCATAGACGTGCGTGACGGTAACTGCTGCATCACCCTTGTTGACAATGCCAACACCTGGGACCCGGAGCCGGCACAGATGAAGAGCTGGTTCGGCAAGAAGAAGGGCATGACCATCAACGGGATCAACTGCGACAGGTTTTCGGCGGTATTGCAGGATATCATCATGACGGGACTGATTTTTCAAATTGATGAAATTACCGGCAGTACAGTCCGCGTTCCTATCGACTTCCCCAGCTGGGATCCGGTCAGGAAGTATGCGTATTATTCCCGTGTGCCCCATAATGGCTCCACATGGTTGTGCGTCAATGACAAGGGCACCACTTCCGAGCCGTCCGAAAATAATCCGGACTGGCTTGTATCAGCCGCCAAAGGTGACAAGGGGGATCCGGGGCTGTCTGTAGTCGGTGGCGGTCATTGGGAATCCGGCAAGACTCCCTACAAGGCGAACACATTGGTATCCTTTGCCAACTGTGTTTTCCTCAGCAATGTAGAGACCTCCAATCCTCCCATCCGGATTGCCCGTTTTAAGAACGGTGCTTTCCGACGTAAGCGGGATGGCGGTTATATCCTTGCCGGAAAATCTGTTGACTGGCAGGTCCATCCTGACTGGGAGATGCTGTTGGACGGGCGTGAGCTGAAAGGCGATAGCATCACCTTCCTTGGTGAGTTCGCCACAGCGCCCGACGATCCTAAGGAGGGTGACAGCTACCGGAATACGGTTGACCATTGTACTTACATATATCGGAATGGTTTGTGGATGGTCATGGTCAAAGACGGGACTGACGGCAAGGACGGCAAAGGTTACGAGTGGATCTACACCCGTACCAACATCATCGGTCTTACTCCTGACAAGCCGGACTCGAAGCAGCAGGATGATTATGTTCCGGAAGGCTGGACAGATGATTTCCTTGGCGTGGATCAGGATCACCAGGTGGAATGGGCGTGCAAACGTGTGAAGCGTGACGGCGTGTGGTCAGAGTTCAGTGATCCGGCCCCTGTGCACCGCTGGAGTAAGGACGGGGAGTCGAATGTCATGGCAGACCTTGACAATGAGATGGTGAGCGTCGCTCTTACCAGTACCGGCGTTACTACTTCCGCACAGTCATGGACTACCCATGTGTCCATGTGGTACGGTACAGAGAAACTCACCCTTGAATCTTTGACAGTCAGCACGCCTGCCGGTTTCACGGCAAGCACAAGCAAGGCCACCGGAGCGGTGGCGATATCCGTCGTTGCCGGAAAATCGGTTCCGGAACAGAATACGGTCACCATCACACTGGCTGCAATGAAGAACGGGCAGCTCTATACCCGTGAACTGACTTTCAAGATAACCGGTGTCCGTGGCGGGGCGGACGGTTCTGATGCGGTAATTTATAGCCTTGTCACTTCGGCCACGATGGTCAGCAAGAACAAGAACGGCGGTTACAGTGTAGCTTCGGTATCCTGTCGGCGTATGAAGACAGTCGGTGCGGTCACTACGGCCACAACGGACGGGGAGTTGAAGTACAGTCGTGACGGTTCGGCCGAGGTTCCCATCGGTGATGGTGTCGGGGTGGCTTCCGGTAATTTTACCAGTAGCTTGAAGTTCGTGTTCTACGCGAACGGTCAAGTGGTTGATGTCGAGACTGTTCCGATGGTTGTGGACGGCAGTGACGGAAAGGATGGTGAGAGCATCACAGCAGCCGGTCATTGGGAATCCGCCAATACCCCGTATGCCAAGAACAGTACGGTGACTTTCGCCGGCGGTTCCTATCTCTCCAAGGTTGAAACCTCCAATCCTCCGATTAAAATTGCAAGGTTCAGGAATGGCAAATTCCGCAGGAAAAGAGACGGCGGATACATCCTTGCCGGCAGATCAGCGAACCGGACGGTACATGCGGACTGGCAGGAGATGGTTGCACCTGTCGGACCGTCGGCATCCTACTGGCTGGACAGTCCTGTTAGCGTGATAAACTTCACCAGTACGGGCACACCGTCCCCGTCTGCATTCCTTGTCACTTGCAAACAGAATGTGGCAGGCAATGTGAGCATGTGCAGCACGCTTTATCTGGCAGCCCGCAAGTACAACGGTAGCTGGCTGGCGCATGTGGGTGCGACTCAGAACAGCCAGATATCCGTTCCGGCGACAGCTGGATACACCCAGTTTGCCGTCCGGGCTTATAAATCCGCGTCTGATGCAAACGCATGGAATGACAATTTTGTGGCCGAAAAGGGTATTGGGGTCGCTAAAGATGGAGCTGTAGGAGAAACAGGGGCTACAGGCGCTTCCCCAAGAGATATGGGAGTATTCAAGTCTGGTACTAACTATGTCTGGAATGCAAGCTATCGTGACAAAATCATCTACAAGATCGGCGGTGTGTATTATAATTTCCTTGTGCGGAACTACGGTGCGAGCGTTACCGATGCACCCACATCTGTCAATGGGGATTCCAATTGGGAGGCCATGCAGAAGTTTGTGAATATCGCCACTGACACCTTGTTTGCCACAGGAGCCAATATATGCGGATTCATGTTCACATATAAGGGCACGGATGCCAATGGCATACCTTTTGGTGATATAAAGTCACAAAAGTCAACCAATGGCGTACCCAATCTGATACTGAATTCAGAAACCGGATATTTCCATGGCATCAACGTGGATATCACCGGTGTGATAAACGCTACAAGTGGTACGTTTAAAAATGTTACGGTAGAAAGCGGACGTATCGCAGGTTTTTCCATATCAGGCAACGGCCTTACAAACGGAAATAAGGATGGAACATTTACGAATGACGCGTATGTAATATTCAGAAACGATCCGCACAAATGTTTTGCAGGAATAGGTGGAAATATATTTCCTTCATCCTCGGGGATTCGCGGCGTAGCTCGTTTTGAGAACTATGATGAAAGTGATTGGTGGGGATTGGGTGCAAACTATGCGTTGCTTGTCGGTGCCCGTGGGGCTAATGATAATGTTGCTATCAACATGAATGGAGGGTATATAGCCGGACTTGCAGTTAAGACTGATAATGTTTCTTCGTCAAAAACGATAGATAGGTCTGTCGTGTCTGTGGCTTGTATCAATTCCTCAGAGATCACCATTACATTACCTACTATGGAGATATATGACGATGGGCATGTAATATCCATAAAGAATATGAATGGGAAAAGAGTGACAATTAAGCCAGGATACAGTTATCATAAAATTAACGGCGTACGTACATATAAGGAATCGTATATGCATGTGGACCAAGGACACCACAATACTAATTCTGATCCGCATTCACTGGCCAGCAATGGTGACGCTTCTACATACCGTTATCATCGTGATTTAAATAATGGCACACAGTATGGCTGTTGGATACAGTTTAAAAATCCGAGAGACTGGTAATTTTTAAATATACATATTATGAAGATAAATTTTGTACAATTCCCAATTTATGACGGGATCAGGAAAGAAAGGCTTATCGCCAGCAACATCACCGATGCATTCGGTGACTGGATATACAAGAACGTGGCAGGATTGAAGGCGCATCTTCTTGCTGAGAAGATATTCAAGTCTACCGCGGAAGGTGTAGAGATTGACGAAGAGGAGGTAGATATCATAAGACGCTCCACCTCCATGCTGCCCGGTCTGCTGGCGGACTCACTGAATGATTATCTGTCTAAAAAGGAAAAGGAGGAAAACCATGAAGATTGAGAATTTGGAGCGTGCCAGCCGGATCAATGACGAACTGGCTAAACTGAAGCTGGCCAAAGGAACATTGAATAATGGCGGGTTTGTCCGTATCTACAGCAGTGCCAGGTCAAGTGCCGGGTGTGTGGAGCTGGATATCGCTAACTTCAATGAGGAGGTGAATGCATGTATTGACAAGCACATCGAGAAACTGGAATTTGAAATAGAAACTTTATAAATTAAATATTATGAGTGAAATGGAATTGAAAAATATAGTTGGATTTAAAGCTGTAGACAAAGACGGAAACGAACAGAATGTGACAGTTGATGAAATAGTGGATATGGTTGCGACAAGAATGGTTTCCGCTTTGTCTGAAACTTCCGATTTGTCAGAAATATCAACATTCGCTACCGCTGTGGCAACAGGGAATGATGTGTATGAGAATGAACTTCCTACTGTGACGGATGCCTCGAATGTAAGAGTTTTACAAAGTAATGGAAATGCCGCACAAATGACAATGCAGTCACTTGCAACAAAACTGGGGGGACTGATCGGGATAAATAATACATGGTTAAGGTATAGAGATGTTAGAAGTAAGAATCTCAAGACATATTAGATTCTATGCAATATAGCGGAA